TTTTGAGGTCGCCATAATTCATAATTAAGCACTCCGCGTTTTCTTAGATGTCTTTGCAGCTTTCTTAAAGGCAGTGTTTGTTGGTCTACCTTTCTCACCGGCTTTCTTCATACGCTCTCCAGATCCGGCTTTTATCCTTGCTCTCTTCTTATGGATGTTTTCCCACAGTGACATCACGCATATCCTTTACTGGGCTTCTTTGTTTTTGTTTTAGCCGCTGCTTTAACTTTCTTAGCCGCCTTCTTAGCGGCAGCTTTACCAGCTTTGGTGTAGGGGTACATACGTCCTGCAACATTAGGCATTAACTTCTCCTCGACTTACTTCCTGAACATTTCCACTTGGCTCTACTAAGCCTGAGAGGGCTGTTAGGATCTTTGGCGGCTTTGGGATGCTTTTTCATCTGTCCGGCAGATCGGGCGCAGTAACTATCGCCCTTCTTTGTGCTAGGGGAGATAGAATATCCTTTAGCTCCGTACCTGACTGTTTTAGTTCCAGTCTTAGTTTTGACTGTTTTGCTAAACTTCTTTGGACCGCTGTAAGCCATTGTTAAATACTCTTATCCGTTGTTAAAAAGGCATCGAGGTTTTCGGCTTTTAGCCGTCTTATGATCTCCTTGCCGTTCACATTTGGATCAAGAATATTGAAGCCTTCTCTCATCCATTTCTCAACGACAACCGTAGGGATTGAGGCAACCCGCATGAAATCACCTTCACGTTTATCTTTGGAGTAATCACGCTGTTCCTTGATATCGTCTAGGAAGTCTTGTGTGATGTCCTGTGTATGTTTACGAAATACACCGTCTACATCTGCGTCATATTTAGTATCGATACCGATTAGATTGACGTTATTATTTTTATTATAATCAACCATTACTTCTCCTTAAATCGAGGCAAAAGAAAACCCGCCATAAGGCGGGTCTCTGGTACTCTCGATGGTTAGTTAAGTAAGGGGTGAGGGGCGGTGGAAAGGAGAGCAGAAAGCCACCGTTGATCCCCCCACGCCTTATTCAGAAGCCCTTATGTAAGGGCGTTGATCTGACCTGATGCAAGTGGGTTCAAGTGCATCAAACCGTATTCACCGACAACAAAGTGCTTGTCGGAGTCGCCTGACTTCGCCAACAGTGTGCGAGAGAAAGGACGCAGAACCGCTGAACGCCACATTGTTGGATCCAGAAGGAACGCATGTGTGGTCATTTGGTGGCGGTTAAGCACCACTTTATATTCCCCATAGGGAGAAACATATAGGTCAATAGCATTGACCAATGTTTTCGTACCGTCGTTGAAGTTACGGTAGCGACCGGATGCTCCTGTGAAGCCAGCAACAATCTGGGCGTCGGCTGGTTTGATCATGAAGATGGAAGCGTCACCACCTGCATTAAAGACAGCTTGGCCTGTTGAAAGCAGCATTGCTTCCGTAAGGGCGGCTGAACCACCGGCAGTTGTGTTTGCTGCACCAATCAGTTGATCGGCTGAGTCCATTTCACGAGCAGTTGGAGATCCACCACCTGTACCGGCTGCGCCAGCGTTTGATGCTCCAACGTATGCGTATTCTAGGTCACGCTTGATTTCTTTCAAGGCACGACCAAGTTGGTCATTTGTGTTCACTTGAGGTCGTTAATCTCAAGCCGCCTTACGGCTGCTCATGGTTATACCCATGAGATCGGACTATATCATGTCTGCTGGTTGCAGACCCTCGCGCTTCCACTCACTTGAGTGTACTCCTGTCGGATAGTCTCTGAACCTTCCTCTTTCGAGGCTTGGCTGCTGATTGCCCCTGAGGGTTTTCCAGCAATTCACGAGGTTTATACTACGCTACCAAACTCAACGCAGTTTCTTTCGCTCTACCATATGTCTTAATGGCATCGGCGGTGGCACTAACCTGAAACGCCTTATGAAGGATCTGTGTATATCCAGAAATCATAGTCGTTGCAGTCAGGGTAGCGATTGTAGGATCTGCACCTTCCACCTGTGCGTTAGCAGCGGCGGCAGCAAGTGAGTCTGTCTGATATTCATATACTCGTGCAGACACTTTCTGTGGTTTGATCAAAGTTACCATAGGGGTATCAGTAGGGGTGATGTCGGAGATGATGTCTGACACATCTTCGGCTTTTCCTACCTGATCATACGTGGTAAAAGTTGCCATATTATCAATTCCTTATAGCTGGGTTTTGAAGTTATTACTTAGGTTTCCCAGCGAGACAACAGGGCATTTGCAATATCATCCATATCGGCTCCACTTGACCGTAAACGCTTTCGTGTTTCTGCCTGTCTAGCAGCGGCTCTACGCTTCTGCGTTTCAGGTGCTTTACTGGTTCTTAGGATCTTCTTGGATGATGCTGACTTCTTCTTAATACTGGCTGTTTTCTTACTCTGATCGTAAAGCCTAGCTTTATTAAGAATTTCTATAACGACAGGATCAACATATTGGTTGACTTGATCTTCAGGAAGACCAACACCGATAGCGTATCCTCGTATATCGTCATATACGGCATTGCTCCAGTTTGGTATCCGATCTTTCAAGACTTTCACGGCCTCTTTTGCCGCGCTTTGCATATTCTGTTTGTTTTGTTCTTGAACTGTATTATAGAAATCGTCAGCTTCTTCGCGTAGAAACTTTAGCGACTCAAAAGCGTCTTGAGCCTCTTTGCGAAGTTGCGCGAAGTCTTCTGTATCCATGCTCTTACTTGCAACGAGCATATCCACTTCAGAATACGGCTTCCAACGCTCTTCAGCTTTCTCCAGCATACGCTGCATAATGAGATTAGTTTTGTTAAGAGCATCTTCAGCATCTTTGCGTTGTCTAGCTGTTTCTTGAGACTTTCGAGTGAGAGCAGCTTCTTGTCCGTACAGTCTTTTAAGATCTTTGACAGATGCCTGAACAGTCTTTCCATCAACTTGGATATCGACAACAGCATCATCATCAAGAGAGGTGGAAGATTCTTCATCTTCCTCATAATCACTGTCATCATCTTCGTCTTCTGTTTCCTCTGTTTCTTTTTCAGGGTCTTCATCAATCTCAACAAGATCGTAGTCTTCGTCTGTCTCGTCTATCTCAGGGGCATCCATAGTCTCGTCTTCGGAGATGTCCTGAGTTGCCTCTGAACCTTCGTCTTCTGATGGCTGACCTTCATCAGCGTCTTCCCAACGTGCCAGAATAGCGTCTGCTGCCTCGTCAATAGACAGGGGCAGTCTTTCTGTAGTTGAGGTGTTTTGTTGGACGTTACTCATGGTCCTATTCATCCTCTTGGTTGTTGTCACCAGCCTTAGCGTTGATCTCGTCTCTAATTGCTACCCGCTGTTGTAGGGTATTAACGATGTCAACTAAGGCTCTATAATGTGTGTAGCTTCTCTCCCTTGAGTCCTTTTCATCAGGCTTGCTGTTGCAAAAGGCGTGAAAAGAAGCATCCACGAGTTGATTGATTGTGGAGTTAAAGACTGGTGCTTTCAAAAGTACCTCAGCCTCATCTCCTAACCGTACTAGCTCTTCTTGTTTTTCTTGTACTTCAGTCATTTGCTTTCCTTATTATCCTGTCGGTGATGCAATCCCGCGCAGATCTTTGGCAGTCTTTAGGATCTCAAGCTCACCACTGTCGATGTACTGCTTGAACTTAAACTGCTCTTCTTTGAGGTCTTGGTTATCGCTTTGGATAGCCATCTGTGCTTGAGCCTTCATTGCATCTAGCTCAAGTTTCATTTGCGCCATTTGTGCGTCCATCTGTGCCTTCATTTCGGCAAGGGCGGTCTGACGCTCCTGAATTTCTAATTGCTTCTGTGCCATCTGCATCTGCATCTCAGCGGCTGGATCAGGCTGAGGTGGTGGCAGTTGGTCTGGTGGGGTTAGATAATCAGCAACATTCATGATACCAGTTAGCTCCATAACATCTTTGATAAGAGCGTATTGGTTCTGGGGCTGATACATACGAGAAAGGTTTGGATCTTGGCTAAAGAGTTGGTGCATAGCCATGTACTTCTGGCTTTCACGCTCTTGTTCACCATAACCAAGCCTTAGCTCGACAATAACATCTCGCTTGTCTTCCCATGCTTCTGGATTGATCTGGACGTATTCTCCAGCAATCTGCACGATCTTTTGTTGGTCTTCGTTCTCAACAACCAGACGGTAGATTTCATGGAAAAGGGGCTTTACAAACTGATTTGCAAAGTTACGAGCAATGATCTTCTGCCGCTGCTGTGACATAGTGGCAAGCTGCTCAACCATAGCGGCTGAGTTTTGTTTTGAGATCGCATCCTTGTTCAAGCCTTGTGATAGTCTGGAAACACCAGTGTTCTCTTCCTTATCTTCATCAAGAAGCTGGATTGTCTGGAACACAAAGGGGTTTAAAGAGGCCTGTGGCATTGGTGTAACTGCATCAGGACGAGATACATTCACCAGACCACCAACGCGGTTGTCTATAAGCTCTCTAGGGTTCGTTAGACCACCTTTAACAACCATGTAACGTGGGTTGTTTGTGATCATTGCATGATCTAAAATAGAGCGAGTTAAGATAGTTCTTGCGTTCTGTGTCGCAACCAGCTTTTCAGCAAAGTTAGATCCATAGAAGGCATGTGGGATGGGGAGGGGAGCAAAGCAGATAAAAGGCTTACGCTGCACCTCTTCGATATCAAGGAGCTGATTTCCAGCCTTGACAATCCGATGTAGTTTAGCAACTCCAGTGCCTTCGACATCAACCACCATGTAGGCTTCATAAACCATGATCGAGCGAACTTGGTCTTGATAACCGTGGGCATTGAAACCTCGGTCAGATCCTATATCCTCATGTCTTGCGAGAACCTCTGGATCTGTGTCCATCTCAATGTCTTCATGGTCTCCTAGCTTATCGATCTTATCATCATCATAGCCCATCTCTCTAAGCTCAGAGAGTGTCTTGCGGGTACGATGGGCGCAGAAGTTTACGTCATCGATGCTTCTTGCTTGCGGTTCGATAAGGAACTCTTCAGGTGGGATAGCCTCGATGGCAACCTGACTAATGTCTATTTCTTCGCTGAATAAACCAGACACCAGCCCTTCAGAGTTTGTCTTGCTTTCAACAAGCTCAATCCCATCTTCAGCAAGGATCATATCAAGCTGGTCTTGGGTAATATCCGTAAACTCTTTGATGCTGTCTTTGTAGTTTTCTTGCCAGAATACCTTAGCAATGCCTACTCTTGATGTCAGTCCATCATGGATAACAGACCGAAAGATCCCAAAGCCGTCATTCTGCCGGAATAAAACATAGTCTGTGTAGGCAGAGCATACTTCTGCGGTCTTCACATCCTCTGGTCCCTGTGGGGAAAAACGAACGATATTCCCACCAGCAGAAAAGGTTTCCAGTAACGCCGCCTTCATACTTTCTACAGAGTCATAGACATCCTGTGAAATATACTTGGAGTTACCATCATGGGCTGGCTTTGGGAGCGTACCGTTGTAGTATTCAGTAACTCTTTTACGCTCTCTCGACAGATCACTATCGTAATAACCAACGGAAGTCTTAACATTGTCTTCCACTAGCTTGACGATAGCACTGTCATCTAGCTTTTCATAATCTTCTACTTTTGCCATTATTTAGACCATTTCCAAGTATAGTTCATCAGGTATCTCTACTGGTTCCCAAGCTCCCTCGTGGACATGATTAGCGAGAGCAAGAGCCATAACGCAGTCGTCATGACATGAGGGTTCTGCTTCCATCGACCCGCTTTCGGTAACGATGTAAGTCAGCATCTCTCTGATGGTAGTCTTGTCGTTGAGTTCAAGCTCTCCCTCACGCATAGAGGCGCGAAGTTGATCGATGATCAGCGGCTTGGTCTTTGCTGTTGTAGAAAAGCCTAGCTTGATTGTCTCACGATCAGTGAGCTTATCTACCTGAACCTCTGTATAAAAGTTAGGATAAGCAAGGTCTTTTCCTAGCCGCGTACACGTCAACAATCCGTGAGAATTGTTTTCGACAATGATGTACGCTTCGTTGTAATACTCGCCCAGCGCATTGAGAACTTCTGCAAAGTGGTCTGGATGAACCCGACCACGCCATGTCGCAACTTGTCTTTTCTTACTGTCGAGGACTTGTGCAACGGACCAGTCTCCATTTCGGACACCCATCGCAACATCGGCCCCAATGACATATTGTTCTCCGCTATCATGTTTTAAGTAAGTGGTTAGTTCCCCGCGTGAGTGATTAACAAACTCATCACCTTCGAGGGCAAGACGTTCTTCTACGTCTTTTGCATTACCTAAGCACTGTTGCAGTTGTTCTGGGCTGAACACTGGGCGACCAGTTGTCAGAAACGCCTCTTCTGGCTCGGCTGGGTACTCTTGCCGGAAAAGGTCAATTCCGTTCTGGGCTATCTTACGCCTACGGAACATAAGCTGCTCATCAGAAAGATCGTATTTAGCAGCTAAGTCTTCTTCATCTGGTGTTCTCTCGAAGTTATCTGGAACATCCTCGATGTAAGTAGGATCAGCAAACCAAGGGATAAACACAGGCACAAAGCCGTTAGTCCCATCTACTGCCCCTTTCCAAAGGTCGTAGTAAATACCAGTTACACCGTTTGCCGTACTCTCGATAAAGATAGCAGTGCCAGCAGTATTCGGTACAGCTTGAACCAGACCGTTCCATATGTCCTGAGCCGTTGATTTAGGCCAGAAAGCCAATTCTGAAGCGTGGACATGTGTAAGGGTTTCCCCTCTACCGACTGAATCGCCACCTGCTGTGGCAACGACATAGCTACTGTCGAGTACATCAAATGATAGTTCCCTTCTACTAGAGTATTTAGTGTGGGGTTTCAGTATCTCAGGACAATGCTCGTGAAAACGCTTGGTCATATCGAACAAAGCTCTGGTACTGTCTGCATGGTGAGTGATCACCATAGATTTCCGTGCCTTTTGTTGAGACACCGCGAAGTACAAATAGCCGCCGACATAGGTAGACAGGCCTTGCTGTCTAGCCTTCAGGATAATGATCCTGATTTTGCCGTTTGTTTTGAGTTGTTTTTGGACAGCTTCATCAAGGATCTGTTGTGCTTGATTTAGCTTGAGAGGAGCAATTTCACCGGCTTTTGTTCTTATTTTCAACGCTGCCGGAGCATAAAAAGGAAACTCTTGGAATAGACGCTTACGAACCTGTTTTAGCTTCGGATCCATTATCGTCATCTGTCAGAAGAGAAGCCAAGAAGTCTTCCGCTTTTGCTACTGCTACCTCAGACTTTGCGACCGGCTTCTGCTTGGTAAAGTCCAAGACCAGTCGTGCTGCTGAAAGTCGTTCTCTGGTCTCACCGACCATCCGCATGACTTCTACAGCAGTCTTGAGTGCTTCTTTTGCGTAATCATCTTCTACGCCATACTTTTCTGCCATAATCTCTACTACCTTTTCTGCTTCCTTTTTTACCTTTGCTCTGAGGGCATCCGCTTGCTCTTTACGCATACCATCGGGTACGCCTCTAGGTCTTCCAGCGTTCTTTCGAGGCTTGAGAGACCATTGACGACGTAATTCACGCCCCTCTGGGGTTTCCATAAGGGACGC